ATAAAGATTTACATGATGTTGTAGATTTTGATGGTAAGAAAACATTTATGTTTGCATTACTTAAAGAAGTTGGTGCTACACATTATATCCCACATCATTTAGTTTTAAAATGGGGGGCACAATATCATAGATACAAAAGGAATCTAGTTGATAATTTTGATATTATAAGTGGAGCAACAATTCCAATTAGTGGATCAACTTTTTTTGATAACGGTAAAAATGTTCTATTTAATTTAACTGGAAACACAACACCAAATCAAACCGGAATAACAAATACAATAACAGGAGCGACATATAACAGTAATTTATATACCGGTCTATATCCTTATTATCATGGATTATATTCACAAATTGTTAATGGATATAGTTTTTACAATCCTGAAGGTTTTACAAAAACAGAAAGTATTGGTTTAAGTAGTTTACTATTAGCAGCAATTTCTGCTACTCAATATTCAGCATCTGTAACATCTGGGATAACTAAATTTGTGATATCAAAACCAACTAACAATTCTGGAAATACATTTACTTGTTTAGTTGACAATTCTAAATTTTCAGCAAAGGATAATCGCTATACACTATTACCTTCATTTAATGCAAATCAAATTGATGATATAGTTAATAACTTTAATCCATTAACACAAGATTCATTTAGAATTATATATGATTCTAATAGTTTAAAAACAAATCCATCATATTCTACAGCATATTTCCCCAATTATGGTGAGAAATTTGAAAACATAAACGATGAATATTCATTAAACGGAAATAAAAAACGTGTAATGGATTTAATCGCTGTTTTTGGTCCAGACATCTTAGACGAATTTGAAAAAATGTTTATTGAGTTTGCGTCACTTGATTTAGATCTAGACACTAAAAGAGAAACGATAGATTATGGTTCTTTCCAAAGTTTATTAAAAGAGATAACAAGTATTTCTAAAGATGGTATAGACTTTAATACCGAGGGTTATGAATCTAAAATAAAAGAAAACCAAACTAAAAAGTTAGAAGAACTAACAAATGCACTTTTAAACACTAGGGCATTAGACAAAGTAACTATTGGTAATCCAAGACAAATCGATAATTATGTTTTATTTGGGTATGTTGGTAGAACTAAAACTTACACAGTAAACTCATTTAATTCATCACAGTTAACAACAGCAAATCAAAAATTAATTGAATTATACGTTGGTCAAAATATTACAGGTGCAACTTATAGTGGTATTAGTACTAATCTATATCATCACTTTTTCCAAATAAGTGATATTGAAGTAACACCAGAAAACATATATGAGCATAGAGAGCTAGCCAGAATATATGCTGGTTGGGTTAAATCTCAAATACAAGATACCCCAGGCTTTTTCCCGAACTATACTGATTTTAAAAATTATTTAGAATCTAAATTAGTTTTACCACAAATCAATAGACGTGAAATATACTTAGGTAATTTAATTAGAAAATTCACAGATCTAAAAGAAGAAACAAATCAAGGTAAGGTTACAATATATCATGGATTTAATGAAACCAAAACCACATTATTAGACTTATATCAATTCTTCAAATCATTTAATGATAAATGGATATCAGGTAATGCTATTGGTCAAAGAAGTTTAATGGATGAGTTCTTATTCTTAGATAGAGCAAATAGAGATATTGGTGATGAGGCGTATATTAGTTTAGAACGCCTAATTTCACTTGCGGACGAAAAAAATATTAAAATAGATTTATATAGCGCCGTTTCGTTATTAATTCAGGGTACTAATTTTGATTTAAGACCTTTACCAGCGTATGTTAATTTTTATGGAACAAATTCTGGAAACAAAAAGAAAATTTTACCTTCCAAGAATATTGCTAAAACATTATTTGGTACACACTTAGATGTGGATTATCAAGAATCGTCACCAAAAATTATTCTTCAATATATTAACAAAACGTCACAGTATCTTGATATGACAAGAGTTAGTAAGGAATATAAATTTAAAAATGATGGGTTTGATATTAAAAATCCAAACGGCAACCCACTTCTTATTGAACCAAAAATATTCATGGAAGCGGATTTGTCGAAATCAAATAGAGTTGTTTCGTTTGAGATAAACTTTGGAGACCAAGCTCAAAACATATTTAAAAATATCTCATTAGACCAAAGTACATATAAAAATACAACAGAGAGTGCTTTAGCTCAAGAGAGATTAGCTAGATCACAAGGTGGTGGTGGTAGCCATTCTGTTGATATTGGATTATTCGACATTTACAAAACAGCATCATATCAATGTACTGTTACTTGTATGGGTAACGCAATGATACAGCCAACCATGTATTTTTATTTAGCAAATGTACCAATGTTTATGGGTACATATTTGGTATTTGATGTTAGTCATTCGATAAAACAGGGTACCTTCGAAACAACATTTACTGGGGTTAGAATTTCAAGTAGCTCATTACCTTCACTTGAAAGTAGCTTCATGTCTAGTTATAGACCGTTATTTAGTAGAATACTTTCTGCTGCTGTTAAGAAAAAACAACAAGCAAATCAGTTACAGACATCAGTTAAAACATTAACAACTGCTGATAATAAATCATTTACAATAGATCCGGGAGCGCCTGAAAGAGGAGAAGATTTAAATAATATAGTTAAAAAATCTGGTTTCTTGTTTACTGATTTAATACCTTATAACGGACAACAAATAGACGGTAAACCTGAACAATATATTCAGTTAATAACGCATAAGAATGAAGAATGGTTAAGAACTAAAGTTTGTGTTTTAGGGGCTGGTAAATACACACCATTAAAAGATGGTTCACCGGCTGACTTATCGCTTGTAAGTTCTTGGAAAGCATCCCCTAATAAGATTATTAAACTTTCAACTATTAACGAACTATATGAAAACTATTCAATTAGAGCGAATGTAACAAACAAGAATAAAGAAACCATTTTTGAATATGATACGGTTTTCTATTCACCAAAAAATGGTACAGAATATAAATTAGAAACACGTGTAGATCCAAATGCTGGTTTATTTGAGGGGCCTATTCATAATGGACCAAGTATCAGTGATGCTACTTATGGTAAATTTGGTGCAGCCCTTAGCCCAACATTAATGAGAAAACTAAAATTAGTGGAAGGTGATGTTGTTTATATCAAGTATATTAAGATATAAATTAAGAAAAAGATAAATATTGATGTATTTATAGGTAATATATTTTAACACTATGGAAAAGTTAAACAAAGCGGTTGATCAGTTCTTACAACCAAAAGTTTCAAGAACAGTATCAAATGATAAAATGGAAAGAGAAGAATGTGATTTACAAACTGGTGAATGTTATGTAATCAGATCAAAAGACGGAATTGTTGAAAGAATTAATAAAAAATACATTACCGAAGACGGTAGACAACTATTACAAGACTAATACTATGTTAGAACAAAAACTTATACAGGAAGTAAATAGATTTAGAGAAATCAACAGAAATGCTGCTAAGCACTATGTAATCAATGAGCAAGCAGAGCCTGCGCCATTACCTCCAGCACCAGGTGGTGATTTACCACCAGCAGATGCGCCGGTAGATAGTCCAGAAATGGGAGCAGCGATGCCACCAGCACCATTACCAGATAGCCCAGAAATGAGCGAAACTGAAGAAGTTGATGTTACAGATTTAGTTAATATGACTAAAAACATCAAGAATGAACTTGAAAGTTCTAAAATGGAACATGATGGTGTAATCCAAAAAATGGATACCGTATTTAGTAAATTAGATGATTTAGAATCTAAATTAACTAATATGGATGCGATATTATCTAAAATTGACGAATTGGGTACAAAGGTTCAAGAGATGAAACCGCCAACCCCAGAGGAAAAATTAGAAATGCGTTCTTTGGATTCATATCCTTTCAGCCAGAAACCACAAGAGTTTTTTACTCATAAACAAGAAGAAATGAGAGCTAGCGGTAAAAATGAATATGTTTTGACAAAAAATGAAGTTGAAAATTATTCAAAAGAACATTTAATACAAAGCTTTAATCCATATAAAGATGAACAACAATCTGAGTTCTAATGTAAACTTTTTTTTAGGCTTACAATTTCAATTTAAAATATTACATTGGCAAACTAAAGGTTATGCTAGACATATGGCTTTTGGTGACATTTATGACACACTAGGAGGTCTTATTGATGAATATGTTGAAGTTTGTATGGGTAAACACGGTAGATTTACTTTAGATAACTCTACAGACACTATCCAAATGGTGAATCTTACGGATCTTAATATTGTCGAATTTTTACAAACAGCAAAAAATAGACTTATAGGGTTTAATAATGAATTGTCAAAAGAAAAAGATTCAGATCTTTTAAACCTTAGAGATGAGATGTTAGGATCAATTAATAAATTAGCTTATTTGCTTACATTAGAATAAAACAATTTTAAAAAATGATATCAGGGTCAGCAGCATTATCAGCTTCAAATACTACAACCGGATCTCTTTCATATATTAACTCATTAGTTACCGGTGCTACTTCACAAGGTCTATATAGAATTCTTGTTGGTAATAGCCATATGAACGAATCAATGGCAAACGAATTAAGAAATGTATATGGTTATACGGTTACCGCTAAAAATTCTTTTATGGGTACATATGACGATTACATGATAAGTTGGGAAGATTAAAAAACAATGGTACTGAATTTAGTACAGATACCCCTTTTATCCAAATAAATTTATTTTTTTAAATATTTTTTAAGCCCAGATTTTGTAATCTGGGTTTTTTTATTTATATTTTACTATTGTCAATTTAAAACAAAAATTATGAGCACAGTAGACGCAGTACTTGCACAGTACGAAAAAAACAAACAATCCGCAAGCGGAAACGGTAACAAGGTATCGAGTGAAGACAGATTAAAAAAGTACTTTACAACGGTTTTACCAAAAGGTTCTAGAGGTGAAGAACGTAGAATTCGTATTCTACCTACAGCCGATGGTACAACACCATTTAAAGAGGCTTATTTCCACGAAATTCAAGTGGATGGTAAATGGGTAAAGCTTTTTGATCCAAAACAAGAAGGTAAGCGTTCTCCATTGAATGAAGTATATCAGGTATTGATGAATACCGGTGTTGAGGCTGACAAAGAATATGCACGTCAGTATCGTTCTAAGAAGTTCTATATTGTTAAGGTTATTGATCGCGATAACGAGCAAGATGGGCCTAAATTCTGGAGATTTAAACACAACGGAAAGCAAGATGGTATCTTAGATAAGATTTTCCCTCTTTTCCAAAAGAAAGGTGATATTACCGACCTACAAACTGGTAGAGATTTAACATTATTCCTAAGCTTGACAAAGTCAGGTAATGGTAAGGAATACACAACAATTAATTCTATTATTCCTGAAGACCCATCTCCACTTCACACAGATGATTCTGTAGCAAAAGGTTGGGTAAATGACGAGTTAACATGGTCAGACGTGTACTCTAAAAAACCAGAAGAATACCTAGAAATGGTTGCGAAAGGCGAAACACCAACTTGGGATTCAGACGGTAAAAAATGGGTTTCAGGTGCTAGTAATGGTGAAGACACAATTGTTGGTAAAAAACAAACAGTTGTAACACCGATTGAAGATCCTCAAGAAGACGAAGAAGCAGACGAAAATCTGCCATTCTAATCCAATGGGCTGGAGATAACGTCAAAAGCCCTCTTTTTTAAAAATTATTAATATGGCTATAAAGAAACAAAATTTCTCAATTTCACAACTTGCTTCGAAATATTCAAGCAAGACAACATATAAACCAGATCGTTTCTTAGATTTGGGTGATGCATTTCTTGATGCTAGT